AATTTATCCTATTCTATAATTTTAAATCCAAAAAATTCTGATGCTGTTGTTTGTATATCAAAATTTACATTATAAACTTGTCCATAAACTTGAACATAATCTCCTTCTGATAAATCTTGAATTGTAGTAGTTCCTATTAAATTGTTTGCACTTCCTTGAATAACAGCAGATGCAAATTGATCATGTCCTCTAGCAACTGCCGAACCATTTACATATATATAACAAATTTTCATTTGATAATCTGCATTGTCTTGATAATCTCCTAAATTTATATTTGCACCAATTAAATATTTACCCGCTTTTCCACTTGGAACAGTAAATTTAAAATTTGATGTAGTGTTAGTGTAAGCCCCATCTGTATCAAAAACTTCAGTATCAAAATGAACTAGATAAGATGTGTTATTACTTAAGTTTGTTTGTGCTGTTGACATTGTTGCTCTCCAACTAGGAGTATTGTTTCCGCCAACTAAAGAAACATCAATTCTTTTTAAAGTGCCACCATCAGATATTAAAAGTTCGTCAGTAGAATCAGGTGCTACTGCTAAAGCTGTTTGCCCTGTAATTACATCAGCAGTTAATTGAGAACTGCCTACACTTCCTGAAGATGGTGCAACTGTTTGACCTACAATGTTTAAATAATGAACTTCTACAATATCAGATGAAACTAAAGTGCCACCTAAAGTTAAAGTTTTGTTTCCTGTGCCACCAACTGAATATGTTGTGCTGTCTTGTTTTACAAAATTTACAAAAACTACAATATCGTTTTCTGAAGCTATATCGTGGGTTAGAGTGACAGTAGTTCCTGTAGTAGAAGTAAATCTATCTAATAAGCCACTTGTGAAATTTGCTTTTGGTGGAAGTCCAATGTAAGCCATTTAAACTCCTATGTAATTTCTAATATTGATAATGTTGCATCTATTTTAGCTGATACTGAACAATCTATTTTTATAATATCAGTTGCTTGTACAACAACTTTACCACCTGTTAATAATTCTAAAGATGACCCAGCTGGGATTGTCACATCTTTTGCTAATAAAACTGTTTCGTTTGTTTCTGTGTCTGATGTATCTGATACTAATTGAACATCTGCTGTGACAGATGTTGTGTGAATATTACAAAGAACTAAGCCAATTACTACTGTTGTTGTAGCACTTGGTACTGTGTAAAGAGTAAGTGGAGTTCCAGCCGATGTAGGCATCGCACCATTTGTTTTAACTTTAAAAGTATTTGCCATTTATTCTCCTTATCCTAAAGCTATCGCTAGTGGCAAAGCATTTGGGTCTGTTTCAGATATAGTACCTGTGACCGACATTGTGCTAGTGATTGCATTTGATGAAATATTAACTTGAAATAACTCAACATTATCTGAGCCATCATTTATCTTAACTTTTAAAACTCCTGATGTACCATTATCTACCCAAATTGTGCCTGTTGCTACTGATGATGGTGCTGAACTTCCTATATGAGAAGTGTTTAAAGCACCTAATATATTATTAAGTTCAGTTCTAAAACTTGCAAAACCTTGATTGGCTAAAACTACATCTGATACTTGACTCATGTTAATCCTTATATTTTAAAATGGTTATGATTTCAACCCATATCCAAACACTTGATAATCAAATGTTCGGCTTATTCCTGTATTACTACTATTATAAAACCTTATTGTAAAGCCTGTTTTAGATTTACTTGTGATCTGATAATAGTCTCCTGTTTGCAATCCTTGTGCTGAAATACCAATACTCGGAGTTGCGTAAAAAGAATTTGTAAATGTAATTGCTTGACCTGAAGCTGATGCAACAACATCTTCTCCTGACTCAGTTCTTACTTCAAAATTTACCTTGTATTGTAGAGTATGAACTTTTGCTCTAACCTTATTATTATCGCTGGTTATCTTACATCTAAATTTAAAATATCTACCTTTTATTGTGCTTTGCTGTGATATTTTTTGAAAGCTTGTAATACTTGCTAAACTTGTGTCACTTGCTCCTACCTGTATTTCTGCTCCAGCCTGTACTTCAGGGCTACCATCAAAAGGTGCTTTAGCATCTTCAAATAAAGTTGCACCTCTACCTGAATCAAACAAATCGTATTCATCTTCTGTACTCATGCCAATAACAGCACCTAAATTAACATCATAAACTGCATCTAAACTTATAGTATTAGCAAATGTGTAAAATCCTGATGATTGTATATTTGAATTAAAATTTGTTGGATTAGAAGTAGAGTCTGTTCCACCTAGATCAAACACTCCCTCTGCTGATTCTATATTACCAACACCATCGTCAAATTGTGTAATAGTATCTAATATCAATACTTTTCTACCAGCATTATCCTCTGATAAAGCAACATTACTATCTCTTGTTCCTAAAAAATCTGCCATTATTCACTCACAGTTAATATATTTTTAAATTGTTGTAATCCTGAAATATTAGTAGTCACAATAGAAGCTTCTGCACTTGCATTTCCTAGTTTATCAACAGCTTTTATTAAGAAGCTACCTGTTTGTGCATTTACTACTAAAGAGTTTGATTTTCTTCTTACTACTTTTGCAAGTGGTGTACTATCATTCCATGTAGCACCACTTTGAACATCTTGGTATCTTATTTCATACCATGAAATATCTAAATCTGTGACAGGTGTCCAAGCTAACTCCATTTGATTTGAGCCAACCATTGATACTGACAAATCATCTACATCACTTGGTATATCTGTTGCTCCAACAATTTTTCTTGAAGCTGAAGTATAACTAGAAGAAACTCCAAAACTATTTATAGCTTTTACTCTTACATCGTAAGTAATATCATCAACAACATTTATAAATTCGTGATTAAGCTGAGTACCACTTGATATTATTTTAAAATCTGACTCTGTAGATTTTTTAGCTTCTACTTGATAATACTGAACAAATTGGTCTGTACTCGCACCAACTAAAATATTTAATCTAGTTAAAACAACACCATCAGCATACTCAATAAGTTCATCAGTTAAAGTGACAGAAGCTGGTGCTTGTATAGTAAATGGATTTGGTAAAGTAGTTGTTGGTGTACTTGCTACCTGACCTTTAGTTGCAAACGTATAATGTGATGCTTGATATTCCACTAAGTTAAGATCAATAGTATAATCTTCTCTAAATGTCATAGATAAGACTCTAAAAGATTTACTTGAAAAACCTAAACTAGATAAAGTGACATTTACAATATCTCCTATGTGTAATTCATAAGCTTTAAATCCACAATTAATACTAAGACCGATTGCTTCTCTGCTACGTCTTAATATAATCTCAGCCATCTCCTCTGCTTGGTATGGAGATGTTATAGTTCTAAAATCAAATCTACCCTCTAATAAAAATCCACCATCTGCTGTTTTCATTGTTGCGTGTTGATCTGCACTTGCTAATCCTGAGTCATCAATAGGTGGAAACTGAATTTCATCTACTTGATAGTTTCTGTCAGGATTTATAAATGAAGCAATAACTCTGTTATATTTAGAATTTTTTGTAGGAGAAGCTAAAGCATATCCACCAATAATATCATCTTCTGTTAAAGATACTGAAGCTGTACCTGTTGTCTCAATAACTAATTTATATTTACCCTGAACATAAGGAAGATAACCTCTCATGCCTTTTACAATATCTCTTACATTGTCTAATACTTTTTTTGATGTATCTACAACAGCATTACAATCAAATAAATTAATATCACTACCACCTGAAAATGGTGTGACCTGTGTGACACAAACTTGTGAAGCATCATAAAAACTTTGTAAGTCTAAACTTGATGTAGCAATTCCTTTTCCATATCTTTCATTTCTTAAATAATCTAATAAACAAAAAGCTGGATTAGTTGAGAAAGATGCTGTTTGTTCTGATAAGTCAGATGCTAATGTGACAATCTTTTTACCTTTTACTTTAGCTTGTACTACAGGTATTCCACCAAATACATCTTGATTCCATTTAAACCTTAAAGCTAAATAACAAATACCTCTTAATCTATGATTGCTTCCCCATGATGATAAAGGTGTTAAAACACTTGATGCTACTTGGTCATCTGTTCCCATAAAAGCTTGTATCTGAATATGACTTGTTGAGTCTTTATAAAAATTGCTATCACTACTTGCTACTTCTCTTACTGTGCCATGCGTTAATGCACCATCAAATGTGACTACTTTGTCATCTACTCTTATTTCTTCTATTGAATTTACCTCTCCCTCTGCAAGAACTAAAGCAACATAAAGGTAAGTATTGTCTGTTCCTGATGTTTCTATAAATACTCTTGTACCACCAACTAATCTCTCTCCATAAATTACAGGAACACAAGCATTGTTAGATTGTTTATTAACTAAAATACCTCTTTCAGTTTCTTCAAAAT